TAGTTTGTCTTTTGATCCACATCCTGTGACAAAAGACCTTCCTATCTTGACAAATGAGCGTGCAATTCGTAGATCAGTTCGCAATTTAGTCGAAACGATCCCGACTGAACGCTTTTTTAACTCGACATTGGGTACAAATATAAGAAGAAGTCTCTTTGACTTTGTTGATTATAGTACTGCTGTTGTAATTGAGGATCAAATTCGCAATACTGTGCGATTTTATGAACCTAGAGTGGAAAACTTAAGGGTTCAAGTTGATCCAAGACCTGATGATAATAGTTTTGACGTTAATGTCATCTTTGATATTGTCGGTCAGGACATTCCAACGCAACAATTTTCATTCTTATTAGAGGCAACACGATAACCAATGCCTTTTACACAGTTTACCAACCTAGATTTCGATCAGATCAAGGCAGAAATTAAGTCATATCTCCGTGCAAACTCAAATTTCACGGATTTTGACTTTGAAGGATCAAACTTTTCGGTCCTGATCGATACTCTTGCCTATAATACGTATATCAATGCGTTCAATGCTAACCTAACAGTTAATGAATCTTTCCTGGATTCGGCAACAGTTAGAGAAAATGTAGTTTCTCTTGCAAGAAACATTGGATACGTACCCCGCTCTAAGAGCGCCGCGAAGGCACAAGTAACCTTTAGTGTACCTACCACTACCAGCAGTGCTTTTATCACCCTTAAAGCGGGTCTGGTATGCGTTGGATCGTTCGATAACACCTCATATCGCTTCTCTATTCCAGAAGATGTAACATCAACCGTAGTGAACGGTGTTGCACAGTTTGGATCGGCATCTAATCCTATTCAAGTCTATCAAGGAACACTGCTTCAGAAGCAGTTTTTGGTTGATAACTCGATTGATCAGCGTTTTATCATCGACAACCCAAATATTGATGCCTCAACAATCGTTGTAAATGTAAAAGGTGTCAATGATAGTGGTTTAGGTAGAGAATATCATCAAGTTGATAATATTTTAAATCTCAATAAGACATCAGAAATCTATCTGATTCAAGAAGTTCAAGATGAGAGATATGAACTTCTGTTTGGTGATGGATATTTTGGTAAAAAACTTGAAACTAACTCAGTTATTACTGTTCGCTATATTGTAACTGATGGAGAAGATGGTAATGGTCCATCAGCATTTGATTTCCAAGGAAACTTTGTTGATGAATCGGAAATAAGAGTTATTCCTTCTGCATCAGTGCCCGTTACAACCGTTCAGAAGGCGATGAACGGCGGTGAGATAGAGAATGTATCCTCAATCAAGTACTTCGCCCCTAGACTCTATTCTGCACAGTATAGAGCGGTAACAGCAAGAGACTATGAGGCGATTATTCAATCAATCTACCCTAATACAGAATCAGTTGCTGTTGTTGGTGGAGAAGAATTAAGTCCTCCACAATATGGTACTGTTCAGATCAGTATCAAACCAAAGAATGGTACATATGTTTCAGACTTTGATAAGCAGCGTATTCTGAATAAGATTAAGCAGTACTCAATCGCTGGTATTAATCAGAAGATTATAGATCTGAAAGTTCTTTATGTTGAAATTGAATCTTCTGTTTACTATAACACAACACAAACATCGAATGTTGATGATCTGAAGTCAAGTGTTATTGGTGCTTTGAGTTCTTATTCAAAGGATGTTGATATTAATAAGTTTGGTGGAAGATTTAAGTATAGTAAGATTCTTCAACTGATTGATAGAGTTGATACAGCAATCACTTCAAACATCACGAAAGTGAAGATTAGAAGAGATATGAAAGTATTGAAGAACCAGTTTGCACAATATGAGTTGTGTTTTGGTAATAAGTTCCATGCAAAACCCTCTGGAGGGAATATCAAATCGACTGGATTTAAGATTGCTGGCGAGTCCTCTGTAGTGTACCTTACAGATGCTCCTAACGTAGGTACTGGAGCGAATACTATATCTAATGCTGCAGAAGCTTCGAATGTTTTCCTCACTCGTCCAACATCTCTTGATATAAAAACTGGCATTCTCTCATTAGTCAAGATTGATTCTAACAATAACAGAGTTGTTGTTGCCAAAGATGCTGGAATCGTTGATTATGAAAAAGGAGAAGTCATTCTAAACACTGTAAATATCACAGAAACTTCTTCGCCTAATGATGTTATAGAGATTGAAGCATACCCAGAATCTAACGATGTTGTTGGATTAAAAGATCTCTATTTAAGTTTTAATGTTTCAAATAGTACAATAAATATGGTAAAAGATGTTATCGCATCTGGTGAAGATATTTCTGGCGTTACCTTTACACGAGATTACTATACTTCAAGCTATCCAAACGGAACTTTAAAGAGGAAATAAAATATGTCGCATTTTGAGAAGAGAGTGGAACTCAATAAGATTATTGAGAGCCAACTTCCTGAGTTTTTAGTTGCAGACTTTCCAAAAGCTGTTGAGTTCTTTAGACAGTACTATATTTCTCAAGAATATCAGGGTGCAGGATCTGACCTGATTAATAATCTTGATCGTTATATCAAGTTAGATAATCTCGTCCCAGAAGTTGTCGTTGGAAAAACAACTCTTTCTTCCAATATTTCTTCTACAGATACATCGATTACAGTATCTTCTACAAAGGGATTTCCATCCGAATATGGTCTGTTAAAGATTGGTGATGAAATTATCACCTATACTGCCAAGACTGAGACTACATTTACTGGATGTGTTCGTGGATTTAGTGGAATCACTGGATATAACGTTGGAATCGCCAGTGATTTTTCAAATGTTAATAAACAAAACGTAGTATTTTCAACTTCTTCTGCAGGATCTCACCCCCAAGACGCAGAAGTTGTTAACTTGAGTGTTCTCTTCTTACAGGAGTTTTATAAGAAACTTAAGAGAACTTTTACTCCTGGAATGGAAGATCTTGATTTTGTTTCTGATTTGAATGTTGGAAACTTCATTAAGCACGCCAGAAACTTCTATCAATCAAAAGGTATCGAAGAATCTGTAAAGATTCTCTTCAAGGTACTCTATGGAGTAGATGCAAAACTATTAGATCTTGAAGGAAGACTGATTAAACCATCTTCTGCAGATTACATCAGAAGAGAAGTTGTTATAGCAGAGAATATTTCTGGCAATCCTTTTGGTCTTGAAGGTCAAACGATATTCAGATCTAATGATTTGAATACAAACGCATCGGTTTCTGATATTGAAATATTCACAAGACAGGATAGAACATATTATAAACTTGGATTATTTGTTGGATATAATGATAGAGATTTGATTGAAGGTGTTTTTGATGTTCCAGGAAACTCAAAAGCACTTGAAACCGTATCAATAGGATCTTCAATTATTTCTGTTGATTCAACCATTGGATTCGGACAAACAGGAACTCTTGTTTCTGGAACAAACACAATCGAATATACCTCAAAGAGCGTTAATCAGTTCTTTGGGTGTAGTGGTGTAACTAGTAACATCACTATTGGTGAAAACGTTAGAGCAAATGAAACTATTTTTGGATATGAGAATGGGGATCCTTCAAAGAGAGTGGATCTTCGTATTACAGGTGTTCTCTCCGACTTTGTTCCTCTTGAAGATCTTTCACTGATTGAAGAAGGTGAAGAGATTACTGTTCGTAACGTTGGTGAGTCTATTCAAAATCCATCTGAAGATAGAACTTATAAGCAAGTATTTGCTAACTCTTGGATTTACAACACAAGTACAAGATATAATGTTGCATCTATCTCTGGATCTACATTTAGTTTAGTCAGTGATATTGATAAGTCAAGTTTGAAAGAAGGTGATACTGTTGATGTATTAGTTAAGAATACTGAGATTGTTTCTGCATCAGATGCAACGATTACCAGTATTAATCAGAACTCAAGACAGGTTATTCTAAGTGGTTTAAGTGGATTTACTCCAGTACCATTAGTTCAATACGATATCCGCAGAAAACTCAAGAAAGTAACAAGTTCAAGAACACAACTTCTTCTTGGGAATAATAACTATATTGCAAATACACTGAATGTTTATAGTACAGATGATAGTAAATTCGGATACGTAGCATCACACTCTCTTCCTGGATATGAGATTGTAGATGAGATCATTGAATCTACCCTCCCAAATGGATATGATACGAATCTTGGTGGGTATGATTCTATTTTAAAGACATATTCTACTATCAAGTTCTCTACTAATGTTAGATTCATTGATGGGGATGAGATTGTATATACATCCAATAATCAACTGTCTGGATTAGTTTCTGGTGAAAGTTATTATGTAACAGTTGTAGCACCAAATGAAATAAGATTATACACTTCTAAAGCACTTCTTTCTACTGCAGATACT